CCCTGAGTTTGTACAGTGTCACTTAGCAAAAAGAGTTAAGATACAGGGAGAAATGGTTTGCATTTACCGTGGACCTAATGGTACAATAGGCTACCACTACCCTATGTTTAAGTTTAGTGAATGTCCCAAGACATACACGTGCAGGTACACACCTAACGCTAAGAAGAAAGTAAGTGTACAAGATATACTAGATGGCCTAAAAGATGGCTTTGAATAAGAGAGAATTAAGATGGTAGCTTTTAGCGGTGACGTAACTAAATCTTTTCCTGTAGGAGGTCCATATCCTGTGGGGCTTACAGCAGATCAAGTTAATCAACTTAATGCTAGGGATGCTAAAGTCAAATATAGCAATGTGGGGTCTACACTACAACAATTTACTACCCCTACTAATACATCAGGGACAGCCGTTAATATGGGTAGTGATAATTCGTTAGCAATGGGGCGTACAACATTTGACGATCTTTCTAATAGGCAAGCAAGTATGCCACCACCTTCTAACAACGGAGAACTTGGTAGCAGCGAATTTAATCCTAATTATAGGCAAGCTATGCGCCAAGGAGGCGGTTCCAATATGACACCAATGCAAGACAAGCTAGACAAACTCAACCAAGAGCTATCTGATCTGTACGCACAAGATCAAAGTGATCCTGCTACGGTTAAAGCTATTGCTGATAAGACTAAAGAGCAGCAACAAGCTGCAGGACAGGCTTTAACTGAGGGCCAACAAAACCTCACCGCTTCAGCTATTAAAACACCTGAACAACTAGCGCAGCCAACAACTGTATCAACAATAAACCCTAATACTGTAGGGGCTACCATTGATCCCACCACAGGGCAAATTCCTGATGTTGGTATAGCGGCTGCTACTCAAACCGCTACAGGACAACAGGCGTCTACACCTACAGGTCTTACTCCTGCTTCCGTACAAGCTACCGCATCCCAACCTGCCGTAGATCAAGCTTTAACTGATACACAGGCAGCACAAGGTACTGTATCAACTACGATAGATGCAGCAACCAAAGACCCTACAACTATGGCAAGCACAAAGCTTGACGTAAATCAAATTGCAGATGCTACAAAGGTAGTACCGCCTGATGCCCGTAAGCTTGAAACAAATGAGTTAGTTGATGGTTCTGCCGTAGACATGGCTGCAGTAAAAGAAGCTACAGATATTAAAGCGGCACAGGCTGATCCATCTAAAGCTGCTACAGTCAAAGGTCAATTAGAAGACCTTATGGATGACTTTGAAGATGATGCTACCCCTGCATGGGCTGCAGGAGCTATGAGAGCCGCTAACGCAGCAATGGCTGCACGTGGGCTAGGTGCTAGTAGTATGGCAGGACAAGCCGTTGTACAGGCTGCTATGGAGTCAGCCTTACCTATTGCTGCAGCAGACGCACAGACGGTAGCACAGTTTGAGGCACAGAACTTAAGTAATCGTCAACAGGTAGCTTTGTTTGCTGCACAGCAACGCGCTGACTTTCTTAAGTTGGACTTTAATCAAGAGTTTCAAGCACGTGTTACTAACGCAGCAAAGATCAGCGACATAGCTAACATGAACTTTACTGCAGAGCAGCAGGTTGCATTAGAGAATGCACGTATGGCTCAGACTGTAGATATCACCAATCTTAACGCTAAGAACGCTAAGGTTATGTCTGATGCTGCAGCTATGGCAAACATGGATTTAGCTAACCTTAGTAACACACAACAGTCCAGAGTAGAGAACGCTAAAAACTTCTTACAGATGGACTTGACTAATTTATCTAACACACAGCAGACAGAGTTGTTTAAAGCACAGGCACTGCAGCAAGCTATCCTTAGTGACACTGCAGCAGAGAATGCATCTAAACAATTTAACGCTTCTAGTGTCAATCAAACTAATCAGTTCATGGCTACAATGGCATCACAGGTCTCACAGTTTAATGCATCACAGACTAACGCTTTAGCTCAATTTAATACGTCTGAGGTAAATGCTATTGCAAGGTTTAATACTGAGCAAGCAAATGCTAGGGATCAGTTTAATGCGACTAACTCTTTGGTTATAGCACAAGCTAATGCACAGTGGAGACAGAATGTATCTACTGTAAATACTGCTTCACAAAATGAGGCTAACATGCAAGACGCTAAAGCAGCCAATGCTTTTACTGCTAGTACGTTAGATCAGGTATGGCAGCGTGAGCGTGACCTTATGTCTTTTGCTTGGAAGTCAGGTGAGACAGCATTAGAAAGAGTTAACGCTGTTGTATTGCAAAACATATCAGCTACGTCTAGTGCTAATACCAGTGCTGCACAAATTTCTCAGGCAAAAAGCAGTTCAGATACAGAGTCATATGCTACAATTGGTTCAGCACTAATAGGAATATGGGGTTAAAATGGGACTTAATAATTACTTTGACAGAGATAAAAATACAACTAACACAAATTACTTAAAACGTAAGTTTGGTATTTCTGAGAGTGTAGGAGAAGACATAAGAAAAGATGCCAAAGTAAGAAGGTCTCAGGCAGGCACAAACGCCAGTTTGGGTATGAGAACTTTTGGTAATGTTGAGGTAGCTGATGCGTCTTCTTTGTTAGATGAGAAAGATGATACAACTTCTTTCATGCGGATGGCCCTTGATACTATTGAAAAAGCCACCAAGACAAGAAAAAATTCCTTTAAGAAATTTGATCCTGATCCAGAGTCAGGCAGTGAGGCTACTAAACGGCAAGATGAAATGCAAGGCCCAATGAGACCACCTACAAAAGAACAAACAAGTGCCAAGTATGCAGGAGATAATGCGCGTACAATAGAAAGCGTAAACAATTTAAAAGAACGTTTTCCTAACATTCCGAAGTATCAAGTTGACGCAATCTTTCAGGGGGAGTCTGGTGGGGTTAGTACAGCTAAAAATCCTGAAACTAACGCCTCTGGTTTGTGGCAGCTAATGGGTAACGCTCTAAAAGACTTACGTGACCTTGGATATGTAGACAAAAAAACTACACTTGCAGACGTTAGAGCCATGTCTAAAGCAGATCAGATAGGTCTTTATGGTGATTACTTGGCCCGTTGGGACTATGATGGCTCAGAGTCTTTAGGTATGATGCAAGCGGCCCCTGCGTTGGCAAAGAAAGCCGTTAATAACCCTGACATGGTTGTATACAAAAAGGGTAGCACAGCATGGAATCAAAACCCTCCTTGGCGTCCTGCAGATGGTGGTGACATAACGCCTCGCTCTATTGATGCATATTACTTTGGAAGCGCGCCTGAAACATCTTTACTTCCAAAGCTACGACCCTTTGTTGAAAAGAAAGTATAAAAATGAGTAAATCATTAAGCGGCCCTATTCCCGGCCAATCTCTAACAGATGAACCTAGAGGTTTTCCTTGGGAGAGACCTCCTGAAACGGCTGACCCTAAAGAAGCTCTAATGCTTCACATGGAGAATATGTCAAAACCTAAGTTTTCGGATGCGGTTGTATATATGCTGCAATTAGAAATACCTGTTGAGGTAATAACGAATACTTCTATTACTATGGCTGTAGGCAATGGGGTACACAGCGTTGATGTAGGACTTATTATTGCCCCTGCTGTACACAAAGAGATTGTGTCTATAGCAGAGGACAGTGGCGTTGAGTATGATGAATACTTCCCAGAGGGTGCAGATGAAGAGGCTGCTGCTAAGGAACGTATTAAGTCTATTGTTCTATCTAAGCTTGGAAAGGATGAGCCTAAGCCTATTGTATCACAAACAATAGAGGCTATGGGTAGCCCTGAGACAGAAGAGTTTGAAGACATGAGAGAAGAACAAGAAGAACAGGGTGATATGCCAGAGGGTATGCCAGAGCAACCGCCAGAGGAGCCTAAAATGTCTATGGGCTTAATGAGTAAAGGACTATAAGATATGAACTCTAAAGCATTAGCCTTAATAGCGGGTGCCTTGTCGGGTGCCGCTGCAAGTAGACAAAAGTTTAAAGACGAGTATAGAGATAAAAAAGAGCGGCAACGTGAGTGGATGAGTACTTATGGTCAGCGTATCATAAAAGACACTAACACTAAATCACAGCTTGCTATCGCTGCAGCAGGACGCTTAAAAAGCGCAGGACTTGCACCTGCCTCTATTAGAGAGCTTATTGAAAAGAATGGCGTTGGTAGTATTGTTGAAATGGATCAGGAAGTCCAGCAGTGGGAGAAGACTAACGAAAAGAAATTCTCTGCAGATCAGCTAAACCAGTTGTACAAAGGTACGGAGGGCTGGGAAAGTGCTAACGAACACTCTACTTATCAAGACGCAATTAAAGCCGCATTTGAAGCTCCTGAATTAACTGCTACTGATACAACTGAAACTGAGCCTGAGAGTTGGTATCAAAGTATGTTGGGTAGAATTAGAGGTGATGACTTAGCAGAGGGCTACGATAAGTTTCTTGAGGATGATGCAGAAGGCTTTGGTGGCAGTAGCATAAGGGACGTAAGGCGTATGGAGAATATGCCAATAGATACAGGCACAGAGGGTGCAGCTATCTTTAATCGTTCTGCATTTGATACGGGTGAAACTACTCAACAAGAAAAAGTAGATTGGCAATTAGGGCAAACTTCTATTCTTAGAAATGCGCTTGAAGCAGTTACAGAAAAGTTTGGTGCTGCTGCCTCTCTTGATGTACAATCTTTTGATCAATTCTCGGCGGCTTTGGGTGGAGAAACACGCAAAGACTATAGTGATGCTCAGCAGCTTCAAACATTAAAAAACAAGTACCCTGATATACTTAAAGATGCTATACTTTCATCTGCAGAAGATGGCCCCTCAATGTTAGGTAATCCATTTGCAAATTCTACATTTGGTAGGACGTTTGTTGAAAACATCTTTAACCCTGATAATGCACCTACACAGGAAGAGGATGCACCATTTGCAAATGTTCAGGATGAGTTAGATGCTGACTTAGAAAAGAAAGGTCTTGATCCTATTGAGGCAAGTAGTCTCAGGACCATACAAGCAGAGGGTGCTACTGGTCCTGAGAAAAAGGACTTCTTAGATAGGTGGTTTAGTGAGAACCCCGGCGAACAGTATGTGATAGCTGATAATCAATTAATCATTTATGATCCAGCTACTGATCCGTACAAAACAGCCCTACCGCCAGAAGGCCCAAGCCAAGAGGATGTACGCTTTACTAGAGGTGAAGATGAAACTCAACAAGAATACTTAGAACGTATTAAAAAAGAAATACAATATACAGCTACAAAAGATGAAGCAATAGAAGATATTAAAGGTGCAGGTTCTAGCGTTGGTAATTACTTATTAGAGGGGGTAGACGGTTTGTTGGGTGACTTAGGTGGCTTTGCTAAACAAGGTGTTGCATCAGTGATTGGTATTATACCATTTGCAGCAAGTATATTACAAGTACCTGAAAATTCTGTAATTGAATACCTTCAAAACCTATCAGAGGCTGAGTTTGAGGAAGCTGGAAAAATGATAAGAGAAGGTGCAGGATTTGTTGCAGATACTGTTGCTGATAGACCTCTTTAAAGGATAAAAATAAATGCCTACCATAGCAGAACTATACGGAAACACTGCACCTACTCAGGAGCCAGAACTTGATGCCATGACCTACACAGGTGGGGCAGAGGGTACTTTTGGTTTAAGCGATCTTACAGCAGATCACAACTTCAACGTCATAAAAGCTCAAATGAAGTCGCGCTTTGGTATGACAGAAGATAACCATGAAAGACAAGACATTGTAGATAAGTGGGTTAATTACAACAGAAAGTTTAACGTAGGTAGCACCCTTAGTGTACTAGGGGAAGCCAGCTATTTAAGCAAAGCAGATGACACAGAGAAAGTACAGGCTTTTAATTCCTATAAGCTGTGGGATAATATGAAGGGGGCTTTTGAAGGGGGTACTGCTGCACAAAAGCTAGACAATGTGTACGACTACGGTATGGCTCTTATAGCTGACCCTATGAACTTGGTTAGCTTTGGTGTAGGTAAGTTAGCTACAGGGGGAGCTTCTAAGATAGCTGCTGCCACAGCCAAGGAAGCCCTAGAGATTTCTGCCAATAAGATTATTAGTAAAGCAGGGCAAACAGGTGTAGCACGTTCTGCATTAAAGCCAGCAGTTAAAGCTGAGATAGATCAAGCCCGTAGGCGTGTCTTATCTAAAGCCCTAAAAGGCCAAGCTGTAGAAGGTTTAGAAGACCCTCTTGTAATGAAAACAGCACTTAAGACAGCACGTACTAAAGAGCTTAGAACTGGTGTAGCTGTAGAAACTGTAGCTGCGCTGGGCGTTGACTACGTTCAACAAAAAGCTGCATACATGAAGGTAGGATACCAACAAGAGTATAGTTACTTAAACTCTGCCCTAATTGCAGGTGGAGGTTTCTTTGGGTATGGATTAGCAAAAGCTATACCTTTGTTGTCAGGCGATGAGTTACCAAAGTCAATGGCTCTTGATGTATTTGATGCAGCGGTAGCAGCCGAAGCAGCAGCCAAGAAAAGAGCTAGAGAAGAAGGTATAGCACTTAATAAAGAAGCTCTTAAGTCTCTTATGGATAACCCTGATGCTAAGGCAACTATGATAAAGGACGTTAAGGCAAGCAGAGAAGCAGCAGAGCGTTGGGCTAAGATTGTAGCAGAAGGGCAGGATACGGCTAAAGGACTTAAGGATGAGGGTATTACAAGCAGCATAGATACAGTAGAAGGCGTTAACGCTTTTTTAAATGGTGTGAAGAAAGGTCCAAATCAATTTGAAGGTATGGCTGATATCCTTACTAGAAATGGTATTGAGTTGTCCTATGAGGATGACGTATGGAAGGGTCTTGTACACTTCCTATCTGAGACTACTGTAAAGCTACCTGATGAAGTAAAAGGAGAGGTACAAACCCTATACGAAGCTACAATTAAGCGTTTAGATAGTGGATTTGAAAAAGTAAACACACTAGACGAGGCTATGCCTTTGATGGCAGCTAAGTTTAGCTATGCTGGTAGTTTAATGAATACGGCAGGGCAGCTAGGCCGTGTTGTTAAAGAAGTTAAACGTAAGAAAGCTGCACTAGGGGATGGCTCTAGTTTAACACCAGAAGAGCTTTTGGATGGTATTGTTGATCCTGCCACAGGAGAGTACGTTGAAGCTGTTACAAAGAAGGCGGGTACTTTTGAGTCACTACAAAACAACTTAATACGTACTTTGGTTACGCACCCCGGCACGACAGCACTTAACTTGCTGGGTTGGGCGCATGCGTCTACGCTTCAATCTGCTTCTGATGCAATTAGAGGAACCCTTTATGGGGGTGCATCTATGGGCAAGCTGTTAATGGGAGATACAGTTGGCTCTGTAGAGTATGCTAAAAAAGCAAAGCTTATGATGACCTTGCAAAGTAAAAAGATGTCTAACTTAGTTAATCCTTTTGCTACACAAGAGGAAACTCTTAACTTTCTTTCTGCTAATCCTAAGCTACAGAAAGAATTGTTTAGGTATATCTCAGGTGGTGTAGACAGTAAAGATGTAATGAAATCATTAGATATTGATTTAGATGACTTAGAAAAACCAGACAAGTTTGATCAAATACTAGACAAGTTTCAAACGTACTACGGTGTTAAGGCTGTGGACGTTTTAACAAAGACGCAAGAGTTTATGTATAACATAGACAAGCAAATCCGTATTAAATATAATGTAAGCTATGATGAGTTTATGTCTGCAAAAGATGCAGATGGTATGCCTAAGTATTGGGATAAGATGCGTAGTTCTGACTTCTTTGAAGTTCAAACTGCTGCAGTAGAGGATTCATTACGTAATGTGTTCGCTAAGTCTTACGGGGGCGGTGACTTTAACGCTAACCGAAACACAGTAGAGAGTATAGCCAAGATCATTGAAGACGCACGTAAGTTCCCTATAGTTGGGGCTATGATTCCCTTTGGTCAATTCTTTAATAACACTATAGCTTTTATGGCTGACCACTCTGGCGTTAGTATTGCTCATAAATACTTTACAGGAAACAATAGAGACCTTATGGAGCTTGCTACCAAGACAGCCGTAGGGTGGACTGCTGTAGCTGCTGCTGCTCAGTATGAGTACAGTGCTATGGAAGAAGGTTTGGCATGGCATGAGGAACGTGACGATGATGGTCAGGTTAGGTCTCGTTTGTATGACTTTCCTTACAGCTACTGGAAGGGCGTAGGTAGAATAGTTGCTCACATTCAGCGTGATGGCGAAGTGCCGGGCGAATTGTTTGATGATATAACTAAAACTTTTGGCCCTGCCAACCTGACTAGAGCGTTAGGTGAAACAAATAATCAAATGTACGATATGGTAAAGGACGCAGCATCTGGTAATTTCCCTGATGCTCTGGAAGCTGTACAAAAGTTTGCAGGAGGTACGGCTTCTATGTACCTGTCAGCGTTCTCTAGGCCACTAGACCCAATCAATCAAGTAGCAGCATTTGCTATGGGTGATGCCTATAATGAAACAGATCGTAACATTGGTAGCAAGTTTGTTAATAACTCTGTGAGATACGTTGAGAGTATCTTTGACAGCTTAGATTACTTTACAGGACTAAAGACTGTAGAAGGTGCTAAAGCAGTAGGAGAGTTTGTTGGGCTGGACGTAGGGGGTGAGGCGGTGCCTAGACAGCGCATAACTGAGGATCGTCCTAGAGGCGTAGCCATTGGGCGTATATTCGGTTACAGAGATTCACCTGCACCACAGGCTCTTGATAAAATGTTTTCTGATGTAGGTATGCCTAAATGGAAGACAAGTATTAAATCTGACATTCCAGAGGCTAACAACACAATCAACAGAGTTATTACACCCTACTTAGAAGAAGAGGCTGCTAGGGTAGTGTATAAAGAAGGGTGGAAAGACGCTTCTGTAGAGGTTAAAAAGACCATGCTATCTAAAGCCCTTACAATAGCTAAGAACAGAGCGTTGCGGGAGTTATATACATCAGGTAATCCTACAGACAAACGCCACTTGCTTATGTACGACATAAGTAAAAGAGGTTCTAAAGTTTCTAAAGAGGACATTGAGATTGTATTAGATGAAATAGGTATTGATAAAAAGGTAACTGATCTGTCTTATGATGAGTTAAAACTTCTTAGAAACTTTTTAGCTATAGAAAAGCTAGAAAAGAAAAGAGAAGCGTATCGAATACGAAAAGAAGTAGCTGTTTAGAATACAAAAAAAGGGGCGGTCATAACGACTGCCCCTCTTGCTTTGTTTCACGTGAAACATTTACTTTACGCCATGTAACTCAGAGCAGTACCTAGCCCATAAATAAACATCTCTAACGCTCTGCATAACGTGCTTACGTTCTGGGCAAGGCTCTATGTGCTTAACTATAAAATTATCTAGTCCCTCACATAGCTTTGTTAGGTCTTCAACAAAGACTTGCTTATTACCTTTGCTGTAGTTTAGTGCTTCTTCTTCTAAGTTCACGGGACTACCTTTCATGTGTGTCTTTATAGCAACACTGTAAAGCTTATCAGAAAGGTTGTCAAGATGTTTGTTGACCTCACTACTATCATCTAACTTTCTGTAACCATACCTAAAGGTAAAGATATGCACTGACTAACTGCCCTTGCTTTTGGATTTGGCTTTGTTTGAAACAGATACAGCATATTTATCTCTCTATATGCTTGACAGTCTTCTTCATTTTTAAATGCCATGTTTGGTGCATTTACTACAAACGTAGTTTCTGATGTAACTGGTGTAGTCATTGCCATTATTACTACATAAGCCCATATCATTTTATTAATCCTTTCTAGGTTATATCTACCATTTCACATACATCTCCGCTACATGCCATTGTTTGCATTCCAGAGGTGTTGTCTTCTATTTCATAGTTGTCAAATAAACTCCAATCTACTTTAGGCGGTGACTTGTCTAACATTTCATAGTACTCTTCTTTAGTACACTCTTGATAGGGTGCTTGTTGGTATGTATGCTCATTAAACGGAAGGAACGACACACCTGACATTTCATCAAAGTGTTTGTATACAAATGCTCCTACCTCAAACCACTCGTCAGACTTAACGTTAATCGTAACGCTAGGCTTATGCTCACACCAATGGCGTTGATACATCAACCACATTTCTAGCTGCTCTAGTGCTGTCATGTCAGCCGTACACACTGCACCCAAGGGTGACTGCATAGGAAAACTAAACACAGTTGTAGCATCAGGTTTCATAACGTCAGGCTCACTAGGGATACCTTGGTCACGCATAAATGCCGTTAGTGGGTCTTTATTATCTCCACGCACAGTACGGATATAATAGGGACTATGACGAGCATGTATTCCAGAAGCCGAATCAACCAGTTGGGAAACTGTTCCACTGGGCTTGACGCAAGTA